AATTGCACTAGCACTTGTATCATAAATTAAAAGAACATCATTACTAGCAACAGAAGTTTCAGCAGTCTGTCCTGTAATAATATTATCATTAAGCATAGCAGTTTCAACTGCATCATTTGCTATTGTTACAGCACCAGTATTACTTATTGTTACATCGCCTGATACTGCTACAGGATTAAAGTTAGTACCATCTGCAACCATAATATGACCACTAGTATTTGTACCCATAGTTAGGTCATCACCTGATATAGTTAAATCACCTGCGATTGTAACGTCAGCACCACTACCTGTAAGCATAGTAGTAGAACCTGATTTAATTACTAAATCGCCACTAGAGTTTGTAAAAGATGCATATTGTGTGCCATCATCTTTAAAAACTACATCTGCACCACCTGCATCTAAAGTAATATCTGCCGCTGCATCTACTGTAAGATTGTTTGCAGAGATAGTCATATCTGTGCCATCTCCTTCAATCTTTTCACTGTCACCACCAAATACAATGCCAACATTGTTTGGTATGTGTACATCAGAAGTTGCTGTTAAGTTTATTTTAGCACCTGATGTAATAGTTAAATCTGTGCTATCACCTTCGATTTTTTCACCACTACCAAATGTAATACCTACATCTGCAGGAACTACAATATCTGCAGTAGCAGTTAAATTAATATTATTACCTGTTATAGTAAGGTCTGTACCATCACCTTCTATCTTCTCTCCATCATCACCAAATGTCAATCCTATATCGGCAGGTATATTAATATCACCACCTGACCCAACAGTTATACTTAAATCAGTACCATCTGATTCTATTTTTTCTGCTGTAGCAAATGTTAGTCCTACACCTGATGGAATGTTTACATCTGCAACTGCTGTAAGATTTATGTTGTTACCTGAAACAGTTAAGTCAGTTCCATCACCTTCTATTTTTTCTGCATCATCACCAAAAGTTAAACCGACATTAGCAGGTATATTAATATCTGTTGTTGCTGTTAAATTAATGTCATTTCCTGATGCTATTGTTAAATCTGTAGCATCACCACTTATATGCTCTCCACCTGCATCATTTAAATATAATTTTTTAGTGCTATCTATTACTATGTCATCTGAAAATTTAAAGTGGTCTTCATCTTCCATCCAAGTAAGAACACCATCTGATGTTTCACCATCAAAAGTTACAGCTATATCTGTACCTGCTGTACCATCTCCTATTGTTATAGATGTGCCTAATAATTTAGTTATAGGACCACCTTCAGCAGTAGTGCCATCATGTGTATGTCCTGTACTTGCGGCAAAGGCAGCTAATAATTGATTAAATTCATCATTAGTATCGGATGCCTGTATAACATCGCCATCAGTATATGTGGACTGTCTTGTGTATGTTGCTCCCATTTACCTTCTTGCTCCTACTTGATATTCTAATCCAAATCCTTTTAATGAGTATGGTGCAGTAGTTCCACTATCATTAACTCTAAGTGCTACTGCAAATCCTGAACCTTCTACAGATTGTCTTACAAGTGGTTGTGTTGACCCACCATAAGTTGCTGTTCCATATGTTGATGTTCCATAAACTGCAGATACTTTTGTTGAATCAAAAGGATATGCTGCAGGTCTTGGTGCTTGGGCATCTTCATAATCATATCTTAAAAACAAATCTGCATTTATAGATGCTTCAGGTGCATAATTTAATATTACTCTTTGCATATGTTTACGAATACCCGGGTCTCCAAATGTTAAATCAGGACTTCTATATTTACCATCTATGGCTGTTCCATCAAAATCATTACCTTTTTCTTGCCTATAGATATATCCATCAAAACCACCATGTATTGCTTTTACATCCCCTGTTTCTACAAATGTATCTGTAGCTGATGGTTTGATACCCTTTAATTTTGCAAATTCAAATTGTTGACCTTTTAAAACACATATTAAACCTTTAGTTTGTGCTTCAGCATCTGTGCTATTACTAAAAAACAATCTATATTGTGTTTTATCAGGTATAACAATAGATTCAAATAAATCTGAATCTGTAATATTATTATCTATTTCAGCTTGTACAGCACGACTAATTGTACCAATCTCAACGTCACCAATTCTTGCTGTACCTGCAACTGTACGTAATCCATCAGGTCCTAGAAATATTAAGTCACCTGCAAATTCCTGTATTGTGTCTCCATTTACACAACCTATATTTCTTGTTACAGGTTCTATTGCAAAGTTACTTTGTGAACTTCCTGATAGTTTAAATATTCTATTTTCACAAAATATAAATAAATCACTACGGAAAACTTTTAATCCTACAATAGTATCATCGACTTTTACACTACCTGCACCACTACCTGTTGCAAAGTTATCTTCATCAAATGGTATACTATAAACTAACTCTTGTGGTGTGCTAGACATACCTGCATAAAACATGTGGTCTCTAAAAGCTGTTACAAATTTAGCACCTGTAACTGCTACACTAACTTCTCCACCACCACCTGATGATACATCTGTTGCTGCCATAGATGTATTAAACACTGTTGGTGCATTATCTCCATCTACAACAACTATCTTGTCATTACCATCAAAGTTAAATCTTTCAAAATTATATTTACCTGCATCAGAGCGACTTGCATCTCTCTCTGTCCAACTTTCTGATACTACATCATCTACAGCATGTGCTGCAGCACTTGTAGAACTTTGTGCTCGTGTTACACCTGTAAAAGTTGTTGATGTAACACCTGTATAAGTAAATATTTCTGAATTAATTTGTAATGTTCCACTAGAACTAAATCCTGTTGTACTGTCTACAGTTATAGTTCCTGAACCTGTCATACCTGTTCCTGATGCTATAGCCGTAGCAAGTTCAGTAGATGCAGAACTAAATATTTTTTGACCTCTTGCTGCAATAATTTTATTTGCAAACTCTGCAACCATTAATACTTTTTCTGTTGATGCAGATGTTTGAGGTACAATATGATTTACATATTTTCTAAATCCATTTATTCTTCTATAACCACCATCAATATCAGGTTCAAAGTTTTGTAGTTCTAATGCTTGACCGGGTTGCATATTAAATGTAGGTTGATTTAAAACTAACCCACCCTGACATGCAAAACTAAAAGGTGATGATTGCGATTGGTCAGGCATATTATGTCAACCTTAATGGTATATCTGCTGTATTAGAATATCCTGTTCTAGGTATATATGTAGACCTAACATATTCAAATCTATTAACTAGCAATGTCTGCATATTTTTAATGCCCTGTTCAAATCTTTGCATATTAAGTTGGTACTGCTGTGTTTCACCTCTATATTGATATACGAAAGCTGTCGCACCATCTGCTATTACAGGTGCAAATCTGTCAGGTATAGATGTTGTGTCTCCATGTGCTGACATATCACTAGGAAATGTAAAGTAGTCGTATTTTATAGAAAAAGATTTGTTGGGATAAGGATAAAGAATATAATTATTGTCAGGTGTTCTAGTCACATAAGATGGTATAGCACCTCTATCAAACTGTGCTACTTGAACACCACTATCATGTGCTGATGCTGTTGTTGAATTAGCACCTCTTGTAGCACCTGTAAATGTTGTGCTTGTTTTGCCTGTATATGTAACTTGTTCGTTACCTATATGCAAAGTTCCTGCACTATCAAAACCTGTTGTACTAACTACTGTAATTGTTGTAACTGAATCCGTATGTGATGTGCTTAATGTCGTTGTAACTATTTCATCTTCTTGTGTTATGTAAGAATTTACATAATCATTGTAATTAAGTATTGATAATCTTCCACCACTTACACCTAAATCACTATCTTTTACCAATCTAAATGTATTGTAATCTACAGTTTTAGCATCTGTTGGAATACTATATTTAACTGTTCCTGCTGTAAGTGTTTCAGTTTTTGTAGTATGGTTAAAAGGATATTGAAATTCTTTTTGATTAATATATCTTACAGCTTCGTTGACAGCATTCTTACATTGAGTTTGTATACCTCGTGAAGAAGCAAAATCAGAAGATGTTAACTGCACTTCATTTAATCGTGCTATAACTCTATTTGTATGTGTAAGGAATGTTTCTGCCATAATAAACTCGTGTTAAAAGGATGGCAAGTTTCCCTGCCACCCTATATCTAGCTAATTAAGCTAATTGGTCTCTATCGACATC